GGAACCAGTGCTTGTTGAGGCATTCGTCGCACAGCCGTTCGTTGAAGGACTCGATGTAAGCATTTTGGTTTGGCTTGCCCGGTTCGATCAGACGCAGGGCAACTTCCTTTTCGTGAGCCCAGGCCACCATCGCCTTACCGCAAAAATACTTGCCGTTGTCTGTCCTGATCACTCGTGGCAAGCCGCGCTGCATGGCCGGCCAGCCTGTCCAGTACCCTGGACACGCCTTGCCCGGATATTACCCGCTCCACTTCGATGGCCACAGCCTCTTGGGTGGCGTCGTCGACGATCGTCAGGCACTTGACCACCCGGCCTTCCGCGGTACGGTCGAACACGAAGTCCATCGACCACACCTCATTAGCAGCGGACGGCCGCAGGAGGGGCTGACGCTCGCCCGGACGACAACGCCGCTTGGATGAGTGAAGGAAAAGGAGATTTTCTGATTTCGACTTGGCTGTCCGGATTGCAGGCCGATGGACTGGATCAAACTGATGAGAGGGACGTGCCCCTCTTTGATCGAGCAGAGAAGCTTCTTGGCCCGCTGGCTCACGACGAAATGTATGGCTTCGTCCCGGCACTTGCTCTAGGCGGGTCATGCCGCCTCGATCACTTAAAGAAGGTCAAAGCCGTGGAGCACCTAATGTTCCTCGCCCAGCCTGGAGAACGCAGAATCATGGTGGACATCGTGAAAGAAGCGAAGGACCGGGGCCTTTGGAAGTAGCGGATGTCTGGTGGTGCTGAGACTATTCTTCTTGGACCGACTACAGTGCCGGACGGGTCAGGCATGACTGACCATGAATGGCAAGGCTGGTTCCGATGAGTGGCAGCGATAGCGAAGTCACGATCTATCCGGCAACAAAGTCGAATTCCTGGACTAAGGCAGGATTCCAACCCTCAGGTGGCAATGCGGGAGTTTGATGTGGTGGGCCCACCAGCAACCGCACACCCAGCCCAAACCAATGATTTTTAATGCAATTTCCGACACACAACCATTTATCGACTCACCATCTGACTCACTTCACAAGCCATCTCAGGGGTGAGTCCGGTCAACGCCTTCAACGACAGCCAAGATAACGCAGGAGAGAACCCTAGCCTTTTGCAGGTAAGCGCTGGATCGCCTCCCGCCCATCATCCAACCTCCTCCCAATTTAACTTCTGCAGTGAGTCGTAAGCGCCCTCGATCAGCTTCTTAACTTCATCGTCATACTTAGAATGGGAAAAGGCCTCATGACCTGGAGTTCCGTTCCCCCATTCACTCCTGGCCACTCTCACAATTTCAGACGCGCATGCGTTTCCGGCCAACCACATAACGACATCCGCCTCTTGCTGCGCCTCAGAAATAGTTCGTTGCGCCCCGGTCTCCGTGTGCCCAAACATTGCAGGCAGTGTCATATTACTACTCCCCACCACCGCCATCACCGGACCAGCGATTTTATGGATGTAAACCTGCAACTTTGCATGCCAAGTTAGGCTCTTCGAGCCTTGAAGACCCTGCCGATTCGCCGTTGCATTAAGTCCATTTTTTCTGAGGCTTTTGGAAAGCAAAACCATCTCTTGGGTCGCAGAATCGTTGCATGCGCCGTACAAGTGAATAGTTCGGCCAATGGCCCCTCCGAATGAATAATCAGGAGTTTTTTGCTCCAGGATGTCCGGCAAATCTCCCCTAAAGAATCCAGACGCGATGTGCAGCTCCGAAATCTCTTCGCTCTTGAGTGAGCCGAACACAAGGTCACGGTATACGCTGGGTGCGTCCGGCTTCCTGATTATTAGCGCAATCGGCATAGGTGCGACTCTGATCAAATGAGACACGAGGGTATCCAACCACCCGCCTTGTTTCCAGAGGAGTCCGCATTCTACTGAGGCGTAAACCTAGCTCAGTTCAATGCCAAGGCTCCCTAGCATCACCTGACCCCGGGCAACCGCGTAGGCAAAAACCCCTCGGGACTCCACAAATCCATCTACGGCGCAGAGCAATGGCAAAGGTCACCGTCTACTGGCGCGGCGACATCGCGCACCTCCACTGGCGCGAAGGTGGCCGTCGCCTGCGCCGCTCCATAGGTCGAAAGAGTAGCGACCAAGCCGAAATAGTGCGGGCAGCGAAAGAGGCGGAGCTGACGTATGGCGTGCGCATCTTGCCCCGCCTCCCTACTGTCCTTGAGTTCCTAAGCTATTACGTGGACTGGTACAGGGCTGAGCATCCAACCACCCATAGCAAGGCCCGCAGCGAGGTCAAGAAGTTCATCGCCCGCTTTGGGCATCGGCCCATCGACTCGCTGCGCCCGGTCGAGATGGAGGGCTACAAGACTGACCGGCTGACCGTGGACAAGGCTGCGCCAGAAACGGTTGGCAAGGAGATGCGGCGGCTGCAGGCTGCATTCCGGCGAGGCGTGAAGTGGAAGGAACTGGACGTTAATCCGCTGGAGGACGTGACCGCACCACGCGGTGTACGCAGCGTGGCGGTACGCTTCTACTCCAAGGAGGCGATGCAGGCGCTCTATGCTGCGAATGCAGCCAGGGCACCCCTGTGGCGTTTCATGGCCCATACGGGCTTGCGTCGCGGGGAGATGGTCAAGTTGACGCGAGCCAACGTCATTGGGACGCGGCTGCGGGTTGAAAGCGAGCCAGATGGAACCGGCGCGGGTCGAACGAAATCAGGCAAGTGGCGAGAGGTGCCGTTGAACCTGCAGGCGCGCGAGGCGCTGGCCGCGCTGCCAGACCCACCCGTCTCGGTGCACAAGGACACGCTGAGTGACTGGTTCGCGTCAGATGCCAAGAAGGCCAAGGTGGGCGGGAGTCTTCACCGCTTACGACATACCTTCTGCGCTCACATGGTCATAGCTGGGGTACCGCTTCGGCGGGTCCAGGTTCTGGCCGGTCACGGGGACTATGCGACCACGGAGAAGTACTACGCGCATCTAACTTCGGAGGGCGATGATGCAGCGGTCGCCACGCTGGACTTTTAATGCCCTCGTTCCCGAAGACGATGCGACCCCGTTGGGGGCAAGGAGCTACGTAATGGAATCTGGCAAAAAGCTACTGACCCTGGCCCAGGCCGCTGAACTCTCAGCCTGCTCCAGCAAGACCGTGCGCAGGGCTATCGACGCTGGGAAGCTGTCCGCCTGCCGACTCGGTCAAGGTGCAAAGTCGGACCGAATTCACCCAGCGGACCTTGATGCGTGGTGGACAAAGTCGAGACTCGCGGCGGTGCCTGCTCCGAAGCTTCCTTTTATGCCCCCTCCGCCCCTATCGACGGACACAGAAGACGAGGTGATGGCAAGAATACTTGCACGGTGCCGCGCCAAGGCCAAGCCTTCGGCTAGGCGTAAGGCGAAAGGCGAAAGGGCCCAAAATCGCCTAGCGGGTCACTCAGTCACTGTCAGGTCGACGCCGACGAGTTGACCGACCGGGTCGGTTCGCATCCCTCCAAGCCAGTACCTCACCGGCAACCCACGTAGCCGGGCGCATAGAGATTCGGATGGGGAAGTCAGGCCTGCACGCCACCGTCTCTAGGACTGTCCTGCCAGCGATGCCCAGTAGCTCACCAACCTTTTCGGCGTTGATAGCGCGAAGCTCGAAAGGCACTACGCTTTCATGCTCTCGCATTACGACTCCAGCTCAGTTTGCCCTAGCGAACGCTTAGCCTACACCTCGTTCCGCCATGTGAGAAAGCCCAGAGATTTAGGACTCGAACTGCTATGCGCCACAAGGCTTACGCGGCCTCGTGCCGTAATTCTCCACCTTGTCCGCAGCTCAGACCATCTCATCTGCGAAACCTATAGCGCCGTGATCCTCAATCAGCGCCTGTCCATGACGAAGCGTCGCCGCTATTAACCGACCGCCCGCAACTACCCTTCCCATCTTTCCGTTCAAGTGCGCCGCTTGCAGCCTGCCCGCTGCCAGAACGCTCATCGCCTCGAAGCTGGTAGGACGGCCGCGCAATGGGTCACCGGGCGAAGCCAAACCTCCCTCCAGGGGCTGGACTATTACGGGAGCCTCGTCTGCGCTCTTGGCGTAGGCAGTGGCCATCATCCGGCCCTTCTTGGGCGACCACCCACCCAGCACGATCTCGGTATGGAGCTGGTCCCTGGGAATGCCTGCCTGGTCAGCGGCCGCCACGTAGTTGGGCCACAACTTCTCGATGACCAACCCCAGCTCGGCCATGAGCTGCTCCATGGTGAAGTCCGCCCGGAAGCTGGCCTGCAGGCTCAGCTCGTACAGCCGAAGGAAGAACTGGGCCGACCCCCGGGTGGCCATCACCAGGTTGTGCTGGGGGATCAGCAGCAGCTTGGCGGCCGAGGAATGCCCACCCGTTATGACGTCCTTCGCCAGAGTGTCGACAGCGACCAGCAGCTTGTCGGGGCTGAGGATGACGTTGAGGATGCTCATCGGGTAGTCCGTCTGGCGAAGCTGAACTATCGCGGGGCGCCCCTGCCCTGTCCAGTGGTCACAAGCGACCGGGAGCAAATCACCGAGGCGGTGCGCCACCGTACTTAAGCTCTGGCGGGGGCAGCCTTGAGCCCAGCTTCAAGGCCTCGCGCAGTCTGCGCTGCTGCTGCACCTCAAGGCGCAGACGGTCCTGGTGCCGGATCGCCCAAAGCTCCGAGCCGGTGACGCCCTGCTCGTAGCTCGTGCATATCCTGCCCTTCAGCCGGTCGCATGGGACATGCCGATCAACGCAGACCCACCACACGTGATCGTCCACGCGCTGGTTCAGCCGCAACACCTCAACGCCATCGCAAAGAAGCGCGTCCGGCAGCCCGTCGGGGCGGCTGGCCACTGATCGCCATCGGAAGTCGGGAGGGAGCATGCGCGCAGGATACTGGCGGCGATCTCAGATTCCGCGACTGGCCTTAGCCTCCCGCAATCGATCCCGCTCTACCGAATCCGGGACGTCAGGCCCCGGATCCGGTAGTCGCAGGTTCCTAAGCGCCAAGCTCTCCCCTCGAAGGGCTGCCGCCCTTGTTAGGCGACCCCGCGAACGCAGAACGGCCGAGCTGGACCTCGCCTCCCCCTTTTCCGTCACTCTCTGGATGCCTGAGCGGCGCGAGGATCGGCTCCCAGCGAGCGCCATACGGGCCTTGCACCGCTACTGCACCGATGCATTTCAGTCCTCTCTTGTTCATCTTTCCTGCCTGGCTTGCGTCCCGACGACCGGGGCCCAGAGAGCATGCGCGCTAAGGAAAGACGCTATTTGAACCACTTTCCGATTTTAGTTGGCCGCCGGAATGGGCCTCTATTCGTCGTCTTCCACGGCGGTGAACTTGTACGCCTTGCGGAACAACGCCGGGGTGACGCTGGACCCCGTCACAAGTGACGTAACGCGTGACGTAACGGTGACGTTCATTCGTCACCCAAGTCCACCCAAACCGTGTGCTTGGTGCGGTTCTACCGTTCCCCGGCACTCGCAGAATTCTTCGCGGAAACCGTTCGAAAACGGTTTACGAACAGTTCCGAACCGCCGACATCACGGCTGGAAATTCTTGATCCAGCGCCGGCCGTCGTTGTTGATCCAAATCTTCGTCGCTGGACTAGTTTCGAAAAACAGGGTCATGTAGTGATATAGCGTCAAAACTTGCTCCTGAAGCACCTGATCGGCCTCCAAGTCTTCAACGACCACACCGATTTTTCGGCACTCATCTCGATCGATGCGTCGGCCGTGATTCTTATGCTGGTCGGTAGTGTTGAAGTACTGGGCGATCCTGTCGGCATCAGTGGATGGCGAGGCTGATCCTTTGCACATGCGGGCCTCCAACCAAGCTTTGACCATGCTCTGCCCATAGTCCAGTGCGTAGGTCGCCTCCTGATGAAGCGCAGGGCCCATCTGCTGAAGAATAGGAGCCCACAGTGCAGCACTTGCAGCGTTGGCGAGGATGTCCTTCTCAGCGGCCGCAAATTGGCTCAATACAGCACCCGCAGAAACCTGACGACCTGGGGAAGCCATCAACTGCGCATCAATGGGGCCCAGCTGGCTTTGCCGACCCATTACGACCCGCTGGCTACCGAGCGCCATCATGGTGCCGGCAGACATCGCATAACTAGGAACTATGACTTCAACATCTGCAAATTTCGTATGCAGATAGGCCATAAGGGCTTCCGCCCCGCCGATATCACCGCCAGGAGAATGGAGGACAAGAGTTAGCTCTTTGCTGCAGTCCATTCCATGGACCGACGACATTGCCCCATTGATGTCCTCTCTCGACACCGACACGTAACTGGCGGGCACGTTCGCCTTCTGCAGGAAGCCACTCCCATACAGAATGCAGTTCCTACCACCTCGCAGCCGTGCAATCTCCTTGAGGTGATTCACGAACTGAAGTTGGAGCCAAGCTCCTCGTTGTTTTTCTGGCTGAGCCTGAAACTTCCTTACCGCATCATCCCAGGAGGGCATGCACTTTCCTGTCGTCCAAGACAAAGTCGACAGGGTAGTTCAGGTCGCGGGCCGGCTCAATCACCAAAATCTCGGCCTCTACGCTCAGACCAGCGCAGACTCCGGACGTGGACAAATACGCCGTGTACAAGTCTTCGTGATGCTCAAGAGCATTGGTATAGAGGTTCGACATGTGTGGCTCCGAGGGAAATGCGCGTGGGCGGGCGCGGGCGCTTCTTGCGCAGGCGAACACTATCAACAAAAATTGTTAAGCGTTGTGGATAAGTCCAATTTTCTGTGGATAAGTCATTTTTTTTCGCACGTAGTGAGACTTTTGACGGCTTTCTCTTCACCCGATGAGATCAATGTGTGCGTTTGCATCTTCCCACGGTCAAGGTCAACTCTTAGAGAAATTGGCGTTTCCTTATCGTCTAGGTAGTCCTCTGCCAGGCTGTATCAAGTGCACCTTTTAGTGCAAAGGATGCATGGTCTGCAGGCTATGGAACATGTCCACGTAGGCCACCCACCGGTCGTTCGTGAAGACGCTCACTAGGCCACAGCAGCACGCTCCTCCCCCGTTCCTTGGACAGGCCGGGTCGTGGAGGTCGAAGGCCCGCCAAGGCTCGCCTATGGCCTGCCGTGCCACTTCTAGGCGGCCTTGATAGTCCTCAGGCAGGCACTGCCGCTCGGCGGCGAAGATGACGTAGGTGACCCCGTCCCAGCCCTCCATCGAGCTATCCGTATCTACAGTAGAGATTGGCTCTTGCTCGTCGGTCACGGGGTGGCCTCCGGCTTGTCGTCCGCCGTCATAGCCACCAGCTGCACCGTGATTTTCTGGATGGGCACAGAGTCAGGGTCGATCCCGACCGACTGCACCGGCTTCCCGAAGCCACGATCCAACAGCGCCTCGCAGGCCGCCCGGGCGAGGGAGAGGTTCTCCCCGCGCATGATTTCTACCAGGCGCTCAATGGCCTCTCGGCCGTGTTCCCGGGCCAGCTCCCGGACCTCGAAATCCACCTTGGGCCGCCCGTTGGGGTTGCCCGACTGCCCAGGTACAAATGGCATAGCTCTCACCTATTGTTTTCACTTGTTACCAATGCGAACCCCTGTTTGCGAAAGGTCCGGTCTGCGGCTTCAAAGCCAACCTCTCGGACGTGTCGTTCAAGGAACTTCCCGGCCATCTCCGTGAGGTCGAGTCCACCGAAGTGGACCCGTCGACCCGCGTTGGCGTGCAGGAGTACCGCCGCTATCCCCTTCACCGCCTCCGGGGATAGCGCCTGCTGTTTGATCTGCGGCGTCATGGGTCCTCACTCCTGCGCCTGGCCAGGACGATCTGCTTACCGCTAAGCCATGTGGGCATGTGCGTTCCTGTTGGTTATTTATTGGCCCAGCGTCGGGCCACGGTGATCATTGAATCCCCGGCTAGGCGGCCACCCATCGTTCCAGGCATGCCACTGCTGCCTCGGGAGTAGCCGGCGCTGCCGCCGCCTTCGCTACCGCCCGAGAACTGCTGCACGTTGTTGCCGAAGCCCAGGCTCGATCCCTGAGTGACGGGCTGTGCCGTTACCTGCTGGCCCCACTGACTCTGCGGCCCCCAGCTACCCGGCTGCGATGCCATCCCGCTGCCGAACTGCTGATTGCCGAAGTTGTTGGCCGACCCTTGACCCTGCATGTATCCGGCCCAGCTGTTGCCCGGCGTCTGCGCGCCAAGGCCCAGGTTTTGGACAGCCTGTGGTGCGGCCATCGGCGAAGGGGCCGTGAAAGCGCCCTGTGCCGACTGCGGGGCACCCCAATCGATAGGGACCTGAATCGCCTCCGGCTGCACGAACTGGGGATCCTTGCCGTACTTATCGACCATCTTGCTAATGCCCCTGCCCGCAATCGCGCCGATCAACGGGCCTCCGAAGGCACCGATTACCGTCTGCGCCGCACGGCCAAGAAGCCCCGCCCCCACGTTCCGCCACTGCCCGGTCCGGGGGTCGTAGTTGTTCGAGCCCAACAGGATGCGCTCCCCGGCCCCACCGGTCGCCCGGCCCATAAAGTTGCGTTGTGCCACATGCCTCTCCCTGAGCTATTGGTTTAGCCCATTCAGTTTTTCGTGAAAAATTGTTGGCCGGGGGCGGGTGTATGCTGCCGCTGCTGCCCGGAAGGAATTACCGTGATGGACGCCTGGAAGAAGACCCAGTACCCCCTGCCCCAGTCTTGGGACGAGACAACGGCATCTGACGACCGCAAAGGCGCCAGCTACGGCCTCGCCTTCGTGTCGCTGGTTGTTGCTGCTCCCGTACTGCTCATCGCATTGGTAGTGCTTGTCTACGCGGGGTTTGCTGTCGCTTCATAGCCTCGATCTGATCTGCCAACTCGGCCACATCGTCGTTGTCTTCTGACTCGGCGATATACCGCAGCATCTGCGTCTGAGCGACCAATTCACCGACGGGCTTCTCCCCGTTCTTCGCCACCCAGCGCACAAAGCCAGGGCTGGTCATCAGTCGGCCCAGGCCGTTGAACGCCCCGGCCAATGACGCCGAACCGGCGACGATTCCCGCCCCCAAGAGTGGACTGCCGGACATCGCTGCAGTTGCCGCGCTACTCGCCGTACCCGCCGACTGAGTGATAAGGGATATCAACCGGCCCGTGCCAGAGGGGTTGCGGAACACCGCGCTACCCTGCCGGATCTTGTCCGACATACGGGCGATCTTCTCCATATCCTGCCGAAAGCCCATGCCATGCCGGTCGAACAACACTCGCTTGGCCTCCGGGCTCATGTTTGCCCAGTTGGTCAAGAATGTTTCCATACTGAAAACGTCGCTGTCGGCGTTCTGCTGGCTACCCGTCGCCCGGCCCATTCGCCGGATAAACGACGCTGACACCTCCCGCTGCGCCTCTTTCGGAATGGACTGCATCACCGCGTGCAGCGTGGTGGCCCCTTCCTTCGTGTTGCCAAACGCGGCCTTGTATACGGCCTCGGGGCCCCCGCTCTTGTCCACCACGTGCGCAATGGAGTCGATACGGTTGCTCCGTGCTGCGTAGTAGGCGTTTGCACGCTTCCATGCCTGCTGAGCCTCAGGAGTAGTGGCCGCCGCCTCCATGTCGCGCGTCAGCGCCCCATAGAGCGCCTTCCACTTGTCCCGGGGCACGCTGTCCGCCAGGGAGTAGTTGTCCAGCTCCTTGCCCACAACCGTGCGTAGCTTGGTCAGCGCTTGGTATGGGATCTGGTTGTCAGCCATGCCAGCGATTGCAGTCTTGACCTGTTCGTCAATCTGCTGAGGACTTGCGACCGGTTGCGAGGCGCGCATCCCCAACGTCTGGAGGCGCGTGTTCTCTGCCCTGGCCTGCTCTGCCTGGGTGTTTAGCTGCTGCCGGAGCGCATCGGCCTGCTGGCGCACTTCAGGCCGCTGTAGGGCCGCCTCTGCTCCACCGATGTCCTTGCCCAACGCAGCCTCAATCCCTTGGATGCGGGAATTCTGAAACAGCTTGGCAACGTTTGGCGCTCCCGAGATGGAGGCGTTTAGGTCGGCCAACACCTCCCTGGTGTTCTCAACCGGGACACGCGCGCCGGGGGCGATCTGCTGGGCCACTCGGTCGTAAAGCTCCTCAGCCCTTTTCGCAGTCTTGGGCACAAACGCCACAGGTGATTTTCCCTCGATCCCTTCGAGAATCGTCCGGCCAGCCTGCTCGGGGCTCATCGGCCGCCCACGCGGGGACAACTGCTCAGCGTATCGGGCGACAGACTGGCCAGTCGCGTTAGCTTGCTTTGCGCCAAGCCGCGCAATCGGGCCAGCACCACCGGGCACGTTCCCTAGCATCGTTTCCAATGCCTGGGGGAAGCGCCCGCCCGTGGCCTGCCCGACACTCGGAGTGGTCCCCGCAGAGGCGAAGTCTGCAATGGTCTGCTGAAGGCCAGCGGAGGTTACTGGCGCACCCATCGCATCACGCCCACGCAGCGCGTTGCGAGTGCCTTGGGCGACCGTCGCCGGGACAATTCCGCCTCGTACGCCGGGAACTACCGCGCCAAGCGTGCCGGGGACGAAACCGCCCAGTACGCCCGCCGCCATCTGTGCCCCGGTGCCGCCGCCCGCCTCCCGAACGGTGGAGCTAGCCGCAGTGCCTGACGCCGTTGCACCCAGTTGCAACATCGGGTTAGCGGAAAAGAAGTTTCCAGCCTGCTGCATCAAGCCACGCCCCATGCCTGTAAGGCTGCCCGCGCCCAGCGTGAGGGCTGTGCCAGTGAGGCCCTCACCAACGTCTGAAACGACGCGCTGTGCGGCACCCTGAGGGCGCTGCATGCCTGCCATGTCCGCAAGCTGCTCGCCGGTCTCACGATATGAGGCCGTGGGGACGAAACTGTCACGACCGGTTGCCACATCCTCGGCGGTAGGTTGATGGAACTGGCGGCGGACGTTATCGACCACGTAATGATTGAACGCGTCACCGCCGATCATCCCCAGCACGTTACCCGCGCCCTGCAGTACCTGACGCCCGCCGTACTCACCAAGGAACCGACCAACAGCATTCCCGGGCAGGTCGGCGGTACTGTCTACGCTCGCGGTAACTTCGCTGAAGTCAGGCGGCAGCGCCTGTACGGTGGGTAGAGTCGTGATCTCAGCGGAGCCATCGAACTGGTCGAAAGGGTTTACGGGATCTCCGCCACCCACCCCAGTCGAGACAGCCATCACCCCAGCTTGGGGCCGGGGAACCGGCAGGGATGCCGCTCCCGGGTCGTTGTCGAATTGATCGAATGGATTATTTGCCATCGCCTTACCTCAGATAGTCGTCGGCGCTGACGCCGTATTTCTGCTCGAATGCCGAGCGCATAGCCGGGTTTTTGCGCAGGTACTCGACAGCGGCGGGCGGAACATTGGACCCGCCCTTTACAGCCCCTGCAGCGCGCTCAGCAGGAACCGGAAGGGCGCTACCGGCAGCCGAGCGCATGGCGCGTTCGGTTACCTGCCGCGCCCTGGCCTTCTGCTCAATCACGCCCGGGGAGTCACCCGGGATCGGGAAGTAGGTGCGGCGTTCCTGCTCCATCTCTTCTTTGCCGATGGCCGCACCCGACTCCTTGCGGAGATTGGCGCGGACCCAGTTGTTTTGCGCCTGCCGGTACTGCTGACCTTCATCCGAGGCGAGTGGGTTCAGGACTTCACCGCCCGCCGTGTAGTAGTCGCGGCGGTTCGTCGGGTCATACCCCGCACCCTCCAGGCGCTGCATCTCTTTGTTCGACTCAACCATGCGACTGAAGAACCCCGATGCGTTGCGCTCACCCTCACTCGTCTTGCCAGCGGGAATGTACGTGGTCGAGCCGTCGCCGTTGTCGATAACAGATCCAGCGGGGCCCGGAGCCTTGCCCTTTCGTTCTGCAGGCCCGCCAGGAATGGGCATCAAGGCCGTGCCATCCGGCGTGTACTGATATCCGGACGGCGCACGCTGCCTTGCATGCCCAGCCTGCCCAGCCTGCTTAGGGGCCCTCGCAGGCCGGAAGCCGAATTGCGGAGCCGCAGCGATCTGGCTGCCCGCCAGCTGCAATACCTTCGGAACGTACGCCTGGGTTTCTGCCGGTGCATTGGCCAATACGGCATCCGCGTTGCCGCCGTGGGTCTTCATTGCACGATCCACGTTGCCCGGCCCCCAGTTGTAAGCAGCCAGCGCCAAGCGCGGGTCGCCGTACTGCTGCTGCATCGCCCCCAGGTAATCCTTGCCCACGCGCTCCATCTCAGCGGGCGAGCGATCACGCGCCGGGGCCACGCCATAGCCGGGATCGGTCAGGGTGCCGGGCATCGTCTGCATGGTGCCCATTGCGCCCTTGGGCGACACGGCATTGGGATCCCCACCGGACTCAACCTGCATCACGGCCTGGTCAAGCAATGGAGGGACGCCCCGCCTCTGTTCTCCACCGTGGGGCATCTGCGGCTGTGCGCTAAATGGGTTTTGCGCCAGGAACCCTTGGGAAATTACGTTGCCCTGCAGGTCCCGCAATTCCTGCGTTTCCATGTTGCGCAGGACGCTCAGATAACCGGGCTCCCCGGTGCGCGGGTCCTTTGAATAAATCTGCATCGGGTCCCACTTAGCCTGTGGCCGTGCCTTGTTCCGGAATTCCAAAGCGCCACTGGGATCAACCTGTGCCCAACGCCCCCACGCCTCATCGTTGAGGCTGCCGTCGGGGTTCATTGCCCCCTGCTGGGCCTGCTCAATGGCGGTATTGCGCTCCATACCCTGACGGGTGCGGGCCAGAATCTCCTTCTTGTAACGAGCATTCTCCATCCCCTGCACACCTTGATCCATCGCAAGTAGGCCCGACTGGATGCCGTCGCTCAGGGATGCACCAAAATTGCCGCCGTTCTTGGCGCTAAGCATGCCAAGCCCAGCAGCAAGAAGGCCGCGGCGCGTAAGCGCACTCTGGTCCTTTTCGCTCATATCCTGCCAGCCAGGGGTGAAGCGACCAAAGAAATTACGGGGGCTGAAATTCATGTTTTGCTGTCCTATGCTCAAGTTGCGCATCGCTAGCCGGGTACTCACCGAGTCCTCAATGAGTCCTCACGGAGCGGTGCGTGACATGCGCGGGAAAGGGGAAGGCGACGCCACCGTGGTGGACGCCGCCAGGGGTCCGCCCTTGGGTAGTTGGAGCCCCTATTACTTAAGCCGTTTGGCGGGTGTAAATCGCTCCCGTCGCGGGTGCCCATAGCACGCCCCTAGCAGGCTCTGGCACACGTAACTCCTGCGTGTGGCAGACATAGCGGCTGTTAACGCCTGCCCGACGCCTGCGCAACATGGCCCGGCTATAAAGCCACCACCGCCTTTACAGCAACTTGCTAGTTACCCCAGTGCGGGCCCGCTGCTATGTGTCGCCTGGGCCTATGTTCCTCATGAGCCCGTCGCCGGTTTGCCAGTCGTCTGCGTTAACGCTGCCAAGCTCCTCTAGCAGCGCATAGCTGGCGCGCTCCAGCCAATCCCAAAGCACCCCCTCCACTGCCTTCACCTTGGCGGTGAAGTCTGCTGAGCGCGCCCGAGCGGCTTTAGCGCCATTCTTGTAGCTCTTGCCGACGCCAAGTAAGCGGCTGGCGGCCTCTTTGGACTCCAGCTCTTCGTGCCCCATGGCCTTTAGGTACATTTCGACCTTCGGCCACCGCCACATCTGTTGGGCGGCGTAGACCATTAGCCAATCCTCTAGGGGGCCATCGAGGTCCGCATCTGCCAATGCGAGGAGAACGGGGCGAACAGGCCGGGTGGCCGGGATCACCACAACGCCGGGGAACTTGCTGTTGTTCCACCTGTGGACACGCCTGATCCTCGGCGCGTGCAAGCCTAGGTTTGACGCGTCAGCACGCGTGACACGCATGTTCGTCACCTTGTCGAACTCCTCCAACGTCCGCCTTTTGTCCGCATCGATACCGGACAATTCCGCCCTCCTGGCGCGCGGGTCTTTCGGTAAGTAGTCCCGTGCCGCTTGGATAACTCGCTCCCTGGTGTGAATCGTGAATCCTGCAGGGTCTGCGCCGCCCTCCTCGGGGACAGGGACTTCCACCCAGCTCGCCTGCCACACCACTGCCATGCATGCACCACAGCCGTAGGCAGCGGCCACCGCCCGCGACGCCCGGTCAACGTTCGTTGAGCCATCCTGCCACCGAGTGCGCTTCTTTGGGGTCTGCTTGGGCGCGGCCTCCGGTGCTGGTAGCAATGCACCGACGTTGCTACTAGCAGTGCTACCAGCATGACCCTGCTGCGCAATGCGCGGATCGTCCTTGCGCCGTCCCGTTATGCCCAAGGCGAGTCCTCCTCAGAGCAACACCCGAAGAAGAGACCCACAAGCAGTGCTAGAGACGCTCCGCTTGGTATATTTATATAAGGGACCCCAAATCTAGGGGTACAGAACGCGACAAACTCGGCAGTTATGCCCCTTTTTTTGAGGTATATCTCGCGGCTCATGGGTGATTTACCCCACTTCTAGGGGTGCACGACCGTTCTTTTTGGGGTTCAGATTTCTTCATCCACGAATGGGGAGCCACCGTCGTATGGCCCACCTCCAGGCATTTACCCGGGCACTCATCAATCTCATAGAATGTGACTGCATAGAGCGCGCAGCGTCGCCGATGACCCGTCCGGGTCCGCACAATGAAGCGTGCCTCCATTAGTTCCCTAAGAGCTTTTGCGGCAGCGCCTCCGCTGCATAGTCCGGCTCCCTCAACCATGCTCTCTGTGGCGCTCAGGTTGCCGTTGTTGCTCCCGTTGTGCTGGGACGCCAAAAATAGAAGCACCTTCACCGCTGTGCCGCCCAGCGCTAAGAACTGAGGGGACCTCAGCATGTTGTGATTGAGGCGGACAAACGTGTTTCCGCTACGCCCATAGTTCTTTAGGAGAGAGTCTTTAGGCGATTTACGCCGCGCGCTAGAGCCCATGGCACGGGCTTCCCGAAGCAATACGGGCCGAACGGCAGATGCTGAGTCGTTTCATATACCCCCCAAGGGCAATGGGTAGAGAGCCGGTCAGGACTTCTTTGTCGGAGTCCTTTTGGACCGCCCAGCGCCCCGAAGATGCGCCCACGTTCGGCCAGCTCGAATGTCGTTAACCGTGTGCCGGCAGATCCCCAGTCGCCTGGCCCACACTTTGGCGGGGATGGTCTCCGCGCTATCGCGTATGGCCGATGCTTGGTCGGGGGTCAACTTGCAGTAGGTGGACATGCAGCCATAGCGCGCCAGGTTGCGTTGCGCCTGCCTTGCCCGGTTCTGCTGAGGGGTGACTAGGTCCAAGTTGGACAGGGCGTTGTTGCCCGCGTTGGCGTCGAGGTGATCGATTTGCATTCCCTCAGGAATCGGCCCGTGGGCAGCTTCCCAGACCACCCGATGCGCATACCAAGTGCGACGGGGGGCAGAGGATGTTGCCCGCTGGATCACCCGGACGTACGTGTCGGCGGTCTGGATGCCCTCCTCTGAGCCTTCCGCGTTGAAGATTCGGCCAGAGGTCAGGCACGCCAGCAGACCAGAGGGCGCATGAGGTACGAGTTCGCTAAGGTCGAGTGACTTCACGGCTCCTCCTCCAGCGACTCCAGCTGCTGCGGAGCCCGGGACTTGAAGTCCAACCACGCAGCTCGGACATCCAGCGGCACGTAGTATTCGGTCAACCCGTACGACCCGTGTTCATCCTCATGGAGGGCGGTGTATGCCTCCAGAAGACCGCTATTCACTAACTGCTGCGTGGTGGGGCGGGATGGAGCTGCCTTCCTCCCATCCGCCATCCATCCGCCGTCGTCTAGCAGCCGACGCTGCTCCAAAGTAAGGTTTCGGAAGTCGCAGCTCTTCATGACTGCGCCCCATTCGACGAGGCGCCATCGATCAGTGCGCGGATGTCCTCAGCGCGCCATGCAGTCACACGCTCGCCGAGCTTACACGGCTGCGGGTAGCGCCCGATCTTTACGCCAGCCCACCAAGTGGACTTGGAGATTGGGTAAAGCCGGAGGACTTCTGGCAACCGAAGGAAGCCAGTCTCTGGGATCTCTTGCTGAGATTTCTGCAGCATCTCATTGCCCTACACCGCACCGGGATGGACGGTTTCGGACAGATTGAAGATGCCAGACCCTGTGCATAATTGAAGAAACACACAGGCTTCTCTGTAAATTATTGGGGGGAAGATTTTCCGCCCTTAAGAGTCCTTTTCTTCCCCCCGGATGGAGCGAAGTTGGCCAAGTCATTGGTAGTCATGTCTGAGACATCGAAGAAGAGCGCGGCCAAGGCCAAGACGAGAGAGCGCATGGGCCGCCCGTAAGACCCTACGCAGTGCAGCGTCATGCGCCGCAGAAAGTACAGCTTGGGCGCGCTTGGAGAGTCTGCTTGCCCATCAAATTTCGGCAGGTCCACCATCGCGTCCGCCACTATCGCCAAGGACTCGAAAGTCTCCTGGTTCAGGCGCAACGGCAGACGCTCCAACTTCCCTCCAGCCTCCTTGAGCATGTAACGCGCAGACTGAAGGTCGCCTTGAATTGCCGGATGCCCAAGCGCTTCGGCGATGACTCTCGCGGCAGCGGCGACCGCCTTCGATTTGCGCTTGCGCTCCGTCTGACTTATTGCCGCCGTGGAAAAGCCTGTGCGGGCACGTTCAACGGCTGTCATAAGGCCTATCACCTCATCCACGTCCGGAAAACCGCTGAAATTGTTGGACAGCGCTTCCAACACGGAGTCTTCCGCGCGACGGGAACGAATGCCGTTCAGCACCCAAAGAGCCCGGCCGGAACGCACGGCAAGGAGACGAGCGAAGATTGAGTAAGAAGTCTTAGAACGCTCGCGACCCGGAGGCGGCCGAATGTAGTCCAACACGTATTCGACTGCTAACCACTCTGCAGCTGCTAGCAGGGCCTGCCCGCCTTCGGTGTCAATTGGCTTTCGTGCCATCGCTAATGCTCCCCGTCTCGCTTATGCACCGATTACCTTCGGCTCAAGTCGCCCTGCCCTGTCGGCAATGCCATCGACCAGCTTCCGCGCCACCCTCAGAGCCTGTGCCCTTGAGAGGGGGGTGCCGTTTGATTTTGCCTTATCCAGATGGCACTGAGCGCTGTATTCGATCAGCCATGCCCGGGCCTCCCGGTCCGTCCGCTTGCGTGATCGAGCTGCAGCCTTCGCTTTGGCTTCCCTGGCCCTCCGGTTAGCTGCGAGCTGCCGCTCCTGTTCCCTGGCGGCACGCTTCAGTTCCGTCGCCGGGAAGCCTAGCGGCAGCATTTCGTCGGTTCTGTCAGTGGCCGATGCGTACCAATGGACCCCACGGCGGATGTGGTAGGACGCTTGGTCGAATAACCAGGGGTTCGGCCCCGGCTGCAGATCCCGTATGGCCGTCCAGCCGAGCTGCTGCGCCCGCAGAACGAGCCCCACCGCGTCGACGTCCTCGGTGGCCACCGCACCGCTCTCATCGTAGTAGCAGAGGCAGAAGCGCTCGTCCTGATGCAGGGCAAGCCACTCAGCCCCGCCCAGCTCCATCGCCACCAAAGCGCGCACCGGTACTCCACGTGCAAGAAGGCGGTCCATCGGGTCCGGCGTCTTCAACAGGCGGTCAGAGCTGGCCATGACACACCCCTCCCTTCGCTGCACCGTGACTGGGGCCTACATGCGTGCCAGAGAGTGCCAACAGCACGCCCATGGCGAACAGGAGGCCGCAGGCCCAGTAGAGGTTGGATTCACCGTCAGTGGCCAGGTAGCGCTGCAGGCGGCTACGCGGATGGACTGCGCTCGGTTGCGTTCGGTTGCGTTCGGCCCCAAAGGTGGGGCACGACTGGCGCTCGACGGCCGCCAGGCGGCAGGGGGTGTTTCCGGCAATGCCCGCCCGTTCACGCGCAAGTTCTATAATGCTGCGATCCATGATCGACTCCTAATAGTCGGTTTTGGTAGGCCGAGCTAGGGGTTCCAGCCCCTTTCTCGGCCGCTTTGTTTCTACGCCTCTACTCTTCTGCTCTCCGCTTCATCAGCGAGCCATCAGGCCCGGTTCTTGCGCATTGGGACGACCTTACCGCCACTCTCGCGGAGGTCGTCCAGATAGTCGGCCCACGCCTGCATCATCTTGCGACGCTCGGGCAAGTGAGTTGCTCGGTTGTAAGCACGTCCCAGCGGATCGCGCACGGCGTGGGCTAGCTGGTGTTCTATGTAGTCGGGACGGAACCCAAGGACCTCATCGAGGACGGTTCGCGCCATAGCCCTGAAGCCATGGCCGACGATGGCTGTCGAGTCGAAGCCCAGGTTCCGCAATGCAGCGTTGATCGTGTTCTCGCTCATGGGCCGGGATGCGCTCCGGACCCCGGGGAACACGTACTCACTGCGTCGCGTAAGCGGCTGCAGCTCTGCCAAAACCTGCACCGCTTGGCCGGACAGCGGGACGATATGGGGGGTTTTGGTCTTACTGGTGACGTATCGCCACTCGCCAGCGTCCAAGTCGATGTCAGCCCACTTGGCAGCGCGAAGCTCGCCCGGGCGTACAAACACCAGCGGCGCAAGCCGCAGAGCTGCTTGGGTGACCATCGAGCCTCGATAGGAATGAAGGGCCCGCAGAAGCTCCCCAATCTGCTCAGGGTCGGTGAGGCTGGCAAAGTGCTTCGTCTTCGGTTGCTCAAGCGCCCCGGCCAAGTCCTCTGCCGGGTTGCGCTCGGCGCGGCCTGTGGCGATGGCGTAGCGAAACACCCGACCGGCGTGGGACCGCGCACGGTGCGCCGTTTCGACAACCCCCCTCTGCTCGAGCTTACGCAACGCCGCCAATAGAATCGGGGCGGTTACGTCGGTGATGGGCATGGACGCGATGGCCGCCAAGTCCTTCTCAATCAGGCGTCGCTCCCGGGTGACTGAACCCGGGGACAGCCCCTCTTTCGCACGCTTGGCCAGCAACTCCAAGCCAATGGTTCCGAAGGTGCTGTTAACGCGATCAGCGTGAGCCGCGCGCTCGGCTTTCGCGACTTGGGCCGGATTGGCCCCACCCCTGAGCAGCGTACGCAGCTTGTCTCGCTCAGCGCGGGCCTGCTGAAGCGACATCGAAGGGTATTCGTCAATGGTCACCATGCTGGCCTTACCGGCGTACCGGTAGCGATACCGCCAGGCCTTCGAGCCCGTAGGCCGCACCTCAATTATCAGCCCGTTGGAGTCAGCGATCCGGTAGGCCGCCGCCTTGGGCTTCAGTGTGCGAATTTTGGTGTCGGTGAGCATGTGAGTCATCCGCCAGTGAGTCAGGGTCAGGAATTTCCTACCCTTGACTCACAGACTGACTCACTTTTTTGCCGGATGCAAGTGGACGTCCTTGGACGCCGATGAACGGTAAATCGCACTATTCCCAGCGCCAAACTTGCATTCTTGGACATCGATGGACGTTGCCCGACGCCAATGTGGTGGGCCCACCAGGATTCGAACCTGGAACCAAAGGATTATGAGTCCTCTGCTCTAACCGTTGAGCTATAGGCCCCCGCAGCTGCACAGTGTAGTGGAGCCCCCTGCACGCTTACCACTACACACCCAAGCATCATCCGAAACGCTGCCCCATCGCCTGCACCCGGCGGGCATTCTCCGCCGCCAACTCGCGCAGTTCGGCCGAGCGCAGCAGCGCCGAGCCCGCCACGCGCTGCCAGTAGTCCACCGCCAGCGGCGCCGCCCAGTGCAGGTGCGCAAGCTGGCCACTGCGCTCCGGGGCGACGGACGCCAGCGGCGTGGGCGCGCGCACGACCCCGGTGCGCGAAGGCGCCAGTGACATCGGCAGCATGTCGTAGACCGGTGCCGGCGCCAGCGGGCCGCGATCCACCAGGTGGAAACCTAGATTGCCCTGGTGCATGTCGCTGTTGCCGATGAGCCGGCCGAACGCGTGCAGCCTGCCCATGGTGGCCTGCGCGTCGCGATCGACCCAGCCCTGCGCCAGCAGCGCGTCGCCCGCCGTTCCCCAGTCCAGGGTCACATCGCCGACGAAGGCCGATGACAACGCCAGCAACGAGACGAAACCACGCCGACCGAGCACGTCAACGGTGCGGTCGAAGCGCTGCACCTCCAGGAAGGTGTGCGTGTTGGTCTGGAGGACCTCTGAAGCGGCTGCCTGCATACCGGCGTGGCGCAGGCACTGCAGGGCCAGGTGCTCGCAGACCAGCAGGTCCGCCCAGCGCTCTGCGGCTTGCCCTGCGGTGGGCTGCGCGAACTTGACCAGCGCTGCGTAGCGGCCGCCGTCATGCTCGACCGTCGCGGTGAACTTCGGCTGCTCGCCACCGGGCGACGAGCCGACGTCTTCGCCTTCCAGTGCTGCCGCCGCACGCTCGGGATAGCGGCGTGCACGCTCCCCTGCTGGAACCCGGTCACCGGGCGCGTCCAGCCCGCGCAGCGCCATCTGCACCGCATCGCCGCCGAGCAGGAGATCACCGATTTCGGTTCCGCCTGCACGGACGAGTGCCTGCAGGGTATCGGCCAGCTGCCATCGATTGAGGTCGTCGGGAACGCCCAGATCCCGGCCGCGACGATGCGCGAAGGTGCGACCGAGGAAGCCCTGCGGGCGCAGGTCGTCCAGGTACCACGGCAGCCCCGGGAAGTGGCCGTCGACGGTCTCGTCTGGCGAACGGGTCAGATTGGGGCGTGCGGCGGTGGCCGCCACGTGGAAGGTCTCGCCCGTGAGTGCCACGACCGTGCCCAGTTCTTCCAGGGTGGCGTCCGGCCCCAGCCGGAACAGCGGCCACTCGCTGCCCGCGGCGGTCTGCTGGCGGACGGCATAGGCCGTGGTGCGGGTGCGGCCAAGTCGCACCACGCGGTCCCCGGCCTCGGCGACAAGACGACTCAACGTTGTCCGGGTAACCCCCAGGCGATCGATGAGATCGGCAGCTGGTACGACCTCGCCGGCAGGCAGGTTGTCGAACAGCGTCTGGAGCTGGACGGTACGGGGACGGGCCATGGCCTGAGTTTCGGGACGAATTAAGTTACGAATATATACGCCAATTTTCGGCGAACCGCAACCTCACGCCATCTATAAGCCATTGATTAAAATAGCATCGCTCCGGATAGCCTCGAGAGAACACCCGCAATTAAGTTACGAAACGCGCAACGAAATCACGCGTTCCGCCTAGCGATCCCCCAAGCCCTCGAACAACCGCTCCATCCGCTGCGCCGCCGCCCGGCTCGAGTACACACCCCCTGGGCTGGCGCCGCCGATCACGCACTGCCCGTTGTCGGTGACCACCAGCTTCGCCCCTTGCAGCGAGGCCCGCATTGCGCACGGCTCCTCGCCCAGGAAGAGCTCATCGCCCATCGGCTCGGCGCTACCGATCAGGGTGCCCTCGCCTTTGCCGCCCGATGGCAGCATGCGCACATGCAGCGTGTCGCCCTTGGCCTGGATCTCCAGCACGCGCCCGGCGCTGCCGTCCCACTGACCCAGCCAGCTGCTGAAGTCGGTGTCGGCCATGTGGCCGGTCTTCATGACGCGCTGTTCCGGCGCCCAGCCCACAACCGCTTTGCCAGGTGGCAGGACCTGCACGCAGTAGTAGTCGTTCCAGCGGCTGCCGATCACCAGACTGCTGCCCGGTTCGACTTCATCGCCGCTGCGGCAGCCATCCTGCGGCGTGTCCAGGCAGCCGGCGCGCTCACCCACCAAGGCCACGTTGCCGGCATCCACGACGCGGCCGATCGTGAGGTCGGGCTGGGTCTGGAAGAAATCCGCTGCGTTGCAGGCAGGCTGCTGCGGCTCCGCAGCCAGCGCGGCGAAGGGGCACAGAGCAAGGACAAGCAAGGCTCTTTTCATCGTCATTCCATTGATCCACAGGTGCAAAGCGACGCGCATCCTAACGCATCCGTATTCGCGCCCGCTGCATACGCAGCGACACCTGCCACCCCAAAAAACAAACCCCGCTTGCGCGGGGTTTGTTGGTGCTTCATCGCGAACTGCCGGACTCGATCAATCGATATCCAGGAAGCTGCGCAGCTGCTCGGACCGGCTCGGGTGACGCAGCTTGCGCAGCGCCTTGGCTTCGATCTGGCGGATACGCTCGCGGGTGACGTCGAACTGCTTGCCCACTTCCTCGAGGGTGTGGTCGGTGTTCATGTCGATGCCGAAGCGCATGCGCAGCACCTTGGCTTCGC